AATGGTACGGCGTGGTGGTATTCGCCTTTGAAACGAGGAAAATGCGTTGGGAAGGGGGGTGATTTAATCCCCCTGACCTGTATGCGTTTTCCGCGGGAACGGCGTAAGCCGTAAACACTCCCTCGAAGGAAACTAACATGCCTTGCTATCATCCTATTACCGCGTGGCGGTCCATGAGTGACCGGACAAAAAACGGTCTTCGGCCTCTGGTCTTCAAGGCGAAACTCGGACTGCCACATACAGAAATGTTAATACCATGTGGAAAATGTATAGGCTGTAAGCTCGAAAAATCCCGCCAATGGGCGGTACGTGCTTACCATGAATCTCAATTACACGAAAGGAACTGCTTTCTCACATTAACTTATGATAATGAGCATGTAAATACAATGATGGACCTCGTACCCGAGGACATGCAATTATTCATGAAACGATTCAGGAAAGCACTGTCAAAAGAAAACATAAAAATCCGATACTTATACGCCGGTGAATACGGCGAAAATCTCAGTAGACCGCATTATCATGCGTGTATCTTCGGTTACGACTTCCCCACTAAACTGTACTGGACTCTAAGCAAAACCGGAAACAAAATTTACGTTTCGGAGCTACTTAAGAAACTGTGGCCTTACGGTTATAGCTATGTTCAGGATTTTTCGTGGGAAACAGCAGCTTACACCGCTCGATACATAACTAAAAAAATCACCGGTGAAAAGGAGGAAACCCACTACGACGGTCGACATCCTGAATTTATCAGAATGTCATTAAAACCGGGACTCGGAGCAGAATGGCTGGAAAAGTATAAGGGCGATGTATATCAATTTGATATGGCTATGGCTCGCCCTGGCTTGATTTCCAGACCTCCGAAATATTATGATAGTAAATATCAGATCGAAAACCCCGACAGAATGGAGGAACTAAAAAAGCAAAGAAGCCGTGAGGCTCGAAAAACAGAAATAGACTACGACAGGTTAGCCGTGCGAGAACGGATACACTCGCGAAAATCAACAACATTAAAACGGTCGTTTGAGAAAAACGATATAGAACGGTTCAAAAATGGTAATCAAGATTTTTTCCGTACGGGATAACAAAACAGGCGAACATGATAAAATCTTTACATCCGCGAACGAAACAATAGCAACGCGATCATTCGCGCTTGCATGCGGTGACAAAAGAATACAACTCGGCCTGTTCCCTGCAGACTACGATCTCATGTTCCTCGGAACATTCGATACCACTACCGGAAAAATCAAAAGTGAAGATCCTACCTTCATCGTATCCGGAATATCAGCAGCAAAAATGGTTGAACACTTAAACCAAGGGAATGAAAATGGAAATGACCCGCAGTAAACCAGAATACGGCCCCTCGAAAACTCAACAGCACTTCGAGCCGGAAACAAACCTCAATACTCTGATGAAAAGATATCAGAGAACAAAGACTCTTCCACAGACACAACGTCAGCCTATGTATGGCGACTTCACTCAATTACCTGACCTCGGAGAAATGCAGCGTCAAATGATCAGTATGAACGATGCGTTCATGTCTCTCCCTGCAAAAATCAGAAAGGAGTACGACAACGACCCTGCAAAATTCATCGCTGCAGCGAAGCGAGGCGATAAGGAAACTGAAGAACTCTTCAGAAAAACCGGTCTCCTCAAGGAGCCGGAAATCGATCCAAAAGACGATCCCGATGATCCTATCAACCGGATCGTAAACGGGCTCTCTGAGGCCGTGAAAGACAGTCAAAAGGTCGAATAATTCAACACCTATACCCATTCGCTCTTGCTGTAATGGGTATAGGTGACACCAGTCACAACAAATAGAGGCCAAAATGGACACTACACAAATAAAGGCTATTGAGTGGGCTTCTGAACATCTGTACTCAATCTCAATGACGATCGCCGCAACAATCGGCGTTCTACTCGTCACAATTCAGCGGATTCAAATGGTGCTCCGCGATAAAGAAATCAACAAAAAACTGGAGGATTTCAAATGAAATCAGTAATGCAAAATCGATTTGCTCAGGTCCCAAGGGCCCAAATATCGAGATCGGTATTCGACACGTCACGTGGTCGAAAAACCACAATGGATTCAGGCTACCTGGTACCGATAATGGTACAAGAAATTCTTCCCGGCGATGACATAACAATATCACCAACGTTATTCGCCAGACTCGCCACTCCTCTCTTCCCGATCATGGATAACATGTACGCGGAAACCTTCACGTTCTTCGTTCCAAACAGGCTCGTCTGGGAAAACTGGGAAAGGTTCTGCGGAGCAAGAACAGATCCCGCCGACAGTATCGATTATGAAATACCACAAGTAACCCCGCCGGCCGGAGGATGGCAAGAACAGACTCTCGGCGGATATATGGGACTACCTCTAGACAATGAAAATGCGGTATCGTCACTCCCATTCCGCATGTACAATCTGATCTGGAACGAATGGTTCCGCGATCAAAACCTGCAGGATTCATTAACAGTACCAACCACAGACGGTCCTGATACATACACAGGACTATTCTCACTCAAAAAAGTAAATAAGCAGCACGATTATTTTACTTCGTGTCTGCCATCACCACAAAAAGGCGACGCTATTGATCTACCTATCGGAAGTCAAGCGCCGGTAATCGGTAATGGAATGGCACTCGGCCTCACCGATGGCACATACGATTTCGGTATCGATACAAACGCATCAATCGGATCACCACCCTACTACATCACCGGAAATCAGTCAAACTTCGGCGACGATGTCGGCGACGCTTCCGGTGCAGCAGGATCAATATATGGACAGCGCGCAATGGGCGTAACTGATGATCCGGACAACTCAGGACTTATAGCCGATCTCTCAGAAGCCGTAGCAGCTACCATAAACGAGCTTCGTCAGGCCTTCCAACTCCAACGTATGGCTGAACGAGACGCACGGTCAGGAACACGCTATGTCGAGCTTCTGGCGGCACATTTCGGCGTAACCTCACCAGACTTCAGGCTCCAACGACCGGAATACCTCGGTGGTGGCAAGCTTCATGTAAATATCTCTCCAGTTCAGCAGACTGCAGAAGGAACCGACCCTGTCGGTAAATTAGCAGCAACCGGACTATTTTCCGGTAACTGCGGAAATGTCCGTAAATCGTTCGTAGAACACGGCTATGTTATAACACTTCTAACGGTTCGCGGAGACCTCACTTATCAGCAGGGAATTGAACGGCACTGGAGCAGACTAACACGTGAGGATTTCTACTGGCCTGCACTCGCAAACCTCGGCGAACAGCCGGTTTACAATAAAGAAATATACGCTCAGGGAACATCTGCAGACGATGAGGTATTCGGCTATCAAGAAAGGTGGGCTGAATATCGGTACGGTCAATCTCTCATAACCGGAGCACTCAGATCAACAGCATCAACACCTCTCGACAGTTGGCACATCGCTGAGGAGTTCGGTTCACTGCCGTCACTGTCATCATCATTCATCGAGTCAAACCTTAACGGAACACTCGATCGATGTCTTGCAGTAACATCAGAACCACAATGGATAGTGGATTGCTATTTCAAAGTGAAACACGCCAGACCAATGCCCGTGTACTCAGTACCGGGAATGATCGACCATTTCTAAATAACGGGGCGAAAGCCCCTTTTACATAGGAGAAAAAATGGTACAAGCGCAAATAATCAAAGAAATAGCACAGGATGTCCGAGAGGACATTAAAGAAGGTATCCACATGTATCAAGCCAAAAAAACGCAGCAGCGTGCGTTCGATTATGGCGAAAAAATGTACAAAAACAGATACCAATGGGCAACAAACGACCTGCGAAAAGCTGGTCTCAATCCTGTACTTGCTGCTTCTTCTGGTGTCGGTGGATCCGGGGGCGCCGGTCCAACCGCCACATCCTCTCAAGCAAGCAGCGCAAAAAGAGTAAATCTGCTTGAAATGGAAAAACAGAAAGCAGAAACAGAACTCACTAAGGAGATGGCTGAAACTCAAAGAACTCAACAGGGTGTTAACTCAGCACTCAAGAAAAAAACGCTCGCGGATAAAGATGTATCTGTCAAGGAGCTTGATAAGCTTCAAGAAATGATTAACAATCTTGAGCAGCAAACTAACGAATCTTCCGCGAGACAAAAATCTATCCTACTCGATCAAACCAAGAAAGGAGCAGTAAGCGACGCAGTAGGAAAAGGAAGTAAACTCATCAAATCAATCTCAAAACCATCAAATATCTTTCGTAAAGCAGGAGCGAAAGCATACAACATTATCAACGATATAATCAATAAAGAAAGGGAATACAGAAAAAAAGGCAAGGCAATACAAAAACGTAAGTACGACAAAAAATGGCGAAAACCACGCCACAAGTAAAAAAAACGTACGGCTAATTAAATAATTAAATACTTCACATTAACAAAGGATAAACAAATGAAATATCGTAAAAAACTCTCAAGAGGAACAAGCAAAAAACGATTCAACAAAGGCAACAAATCATCTTCAATGAACAGAGTACGTGCAATGGTACGGCGTGGTGGTATTCGCCTTTGAAACGAGGAAAATGCGTTGGGAAGGGGGGGGATTTAATCCCCCTGAC